ATTGTTCCTGCATATCCCTGCGCCCGTACTTTGCATAGCTCAGGTTCGCGATGCGGCTGTGCATCAGCGCATCTATCTGCTGCATACCCCGCTGCTGGCTGTAGTAGTGGAAGTCCGTCCAGGTCATACTTGCCGTGGTCGAAGCTCCGGTGATGCAGGCACGCAGTTTACTGCCCACCACCGAACTGCCCACAACGGCACACAGATGCTCCTCATTGGCCACCCAATCCGGTTCCATGTCCTCTATCTTGTCGCTGTGGCTCAGTACCACGCAGTCAAACTCTGCCGTGTTCAGAATGGAGAAATGCAGGGCTGTAGCACGTTCCGGAACGTCTGCTATCAGATACATGCCGGCTTCAAATTTCAAGCCGATGGTCGGCACCACAATACTCTTCAGGATGTTTCCCTCCGCATCAGCAAACACACTGCCGATAAGCCCTGTTCCTGGAACGCTCGGGAAGCGGACACGTCTGTAACCCGACACGTCCACTTTGCACACGGAATAAGCCTTGTCCGTCGTATAGGATTCCATCAGCGTGGGCTTGCCGCTCATGATCTTGCGTTCACCCAGCCAGCCGCCCTGTGTCTCCTTGATGGCATCCAGTGTCAGTACCGTCGCCTCAGGCACCGGGGGCATTTCGTCCTCCGGATAACTGCTGTAGCAGGCGTACTTCTTGTTGTTCAAATAATCGTTGATGCCTTTGCTCCAGTAAAACGGCTCATACATCATCCAGTCTCCCTCGCTGCCGTCCAGCTTCGCCACCGTACAGTCGTTCATATCCTCCGCATCGGCATAGAAGTTCGAGCTTTCGTCATGCAGGGGGAAATAGGTCATCTCCCCGTCCGGGTTGTTCACTTCCACCTGCTGCCCGGCCATCTCCACTTTCCGGCTCGTGGGTATCTTGGTCACCTTAGCCAATACGCGGTGGCGCTTGGACAGGATGGCATTCACATGCCCGCTCATTTTGTACGTATTGCCGAATTTGTACCCTGTCTTGTTGTCCAGGTTCGAAACATTGGCATCGTCGGCCACACTGTCGTCAAACTCAATCATCGTATAAGGCGGCTGCTTGATGGCCAGTTCCGGATAACGGGCGGCATACATCTCCAGTTCCTCGTCAGCCAGATACTTCGTCAGGGTCAGCTTACCGCGAAGGCCCGAGTGGCGGTCATCCACCGCACCCGTCTGCGTGTACGTTCCGTAATCGAAATACTTCTTCAGCAGCGTTCCGTCGTCTTCCCGGTCTATCTCCAGCACAAAGCGCTCCAGCTTGCCGCTGTCGTTCAGTTTGGCCTGGTGCAGGCGTTCCAGCATGGCAAACCCGTCGATGCCGGGGCAGTTGGTATAGCGGTATCCCCGCACGTTGTTGATGCCTTCCAGCACCAAGCCGCTGTCCTGCAGTTTGGTCAGATACTCCAGGAACAGTTCCTCAATCGTGTCCGGCAGGCATAACTGCACAACGGGCGCACCGGTGGCCAGTTTCACTCGGGTCAGCCCCGTACCTCTCACATCCAGTTTCTTCAGACGCCCCTGCCAGCTCAGGTCCAGGGTGGCCACATTGCCGTTGTCTCCGTTTCGGGCCAACAGGTTATTCCGCATGTTCACTTCTTCCAGCAGCAGCATGCCGTTCGTCGAGGCCATGAACGAGCCGTTCCGGTACCCGCTGGCTTTCTCCACGCTCATGTCCAGTTTCACAAGGCTGGTCAGCAGACCGAAGTTGAACCCGATGGCAAACGCATCCTCATGCCATACCAGTTCCTTGATTTTGGCCGCGCCGATAATCTTCAGCGGGTCGTTCTCACCGAAGGCACGGGTCAGCTGCAGGGAGTGGAGCACGTCCGCATCCACCACGCCGCTGTCAGCCTGTACACCGTTTGAGGTGGATAATTGCACACGGTAAGGGATGGTCAGCCGGTACTGCATCGGCTTCAGTTTATAAGCCTTGTCCAGCGATGCCGTACTCTGGTAGAACTGGGCACCCAGCGTAGATACATAGCCGTACTCCACCTGCTTCAGGTCGTACCTGCGTTGGATGAAGTAGTTCCGGTGTGCTTTTAACGAACCCTTCAGACCGTAGATTTGCGGATACGTCTGTTTGGCACCGTCAGCACCTACCGGCATTTCGTTCAGGAACGGGTAGATGTATTTGAAGATGCCGGACTTGTTATAGAGGCGTGAGCACCACTTCTTCATCTGTTCGGTATCGAAATGGTCAATGGCTTTCTGGATACTGAAGGCACTCATGAAGCTTGCGCCCCCGTTCCATCCGCTCACCATAATCTCCACAATCATGTCCCAGCAATTGGCCACGATGAGGTTCCACAGCCACGAGTTATGACCCTGCATCACATAAGCCCCGTCGCGCTTGGTCTGACGGTTATCGTTATATTTTCCCGTAAGGAATGACTTGTTGTCTGAACCCAACTGGCAGTCTCCGTCATAATAAGTAATCAACCATTTCACCCCGTCCCAAGTACGGATAAGCATGTTCTTGGCAAGCTGGTCGACACCAAGGTTAAACTGCACGTACAGATAGTAAGCTATCAGATGGGGAAGGTCGAAATACTTCGATGCCTCTTTCTTAAACGTATCGCTCTTCCATTTAGCGGTAGGGAACTTGTCGCCATCATCTTCATAATCTACCCCCTCGAACGCATGCGATTCCATGCTGTAAGTCATACTCTTTCCGGCAGGAGTTTCCTTCACACAGCGGTAAACGAAGCTCATCATGCGGTCGGTAGCCTTATACATCTTATCGTACACATCACCCTGCCCCAAGTGGTCTTTCATATTCGGTTCTTCCTCGGCATCACCGCCTCCGTCAGCCCAGAAGGTATCTTTCGGATGGTTGAACTCCAGTCCACCGTCAAAATTATAATTCATAAAGTCCTGATGGTTCGGCTCGGTACTCGGCAGCCAGTGGAACAGACACAGCGGATTCGAGTTATTCAGCGTTTCAAAGCAGATTGGAAGGTATTGCTTATGCCCCTCATCATCAGCTTCAAGATAATTCAACGTGTCGCCCTCACCCCACTTTTCTTCACCAATGGTATCATCCATTCCGAAGATGGGGTAACTGTCGCTCTTCTCGTTGTTCATGTTGTACTGACCGTAATAAATCAAGTCTTCGTCGGCACTCTTCGCTACGAACAGGTCACACGGCAGTCCGTCGATGGCCGAACGGTAATCATCGTCCAGCCCATGGTCTTTGGCATAACGCTGGGCAGGCGTAAGCAGCCCCATCTCTTTCAGTCCGTCATTGATAAGCTTCGCACCTCCGGTATTGGTGGTCATGGACGAGTCCGAGAAGTCGCATTTGGAACATGCCAGCTTCGCGCCTACGGAGTTCCTGCGCAACTTGAAGAGATTTTTTTTGCCGGTAGTTACCACCGGATTCTTCTGCCTGCCGTTTCCGTCAATCTCCCCGTAGCTCAATGTAACCGTCCAGCCGCTTGCCGTCTTCTGGAAGTAGAAACGGAAGTTCTTTCTGGCATAGTTCACGGAAGAAGTACCCTGAATACGGACATATACGTTGGTAAGGATAAAGTCAAGCGTCCTGTCCTCTCCGTTATAGAAACGGACCTCCCTTACCAGCTTGTTGGCCTTTTTGTCGTTCAGCTGGGCCAGTGCATCCACCACGTTCAGCGTGTCGCTCTCGCTCGGAACCTCACTGCCCACGCTGCCCGTGCCTATCAGTACCAGGATCGAGTTCCGGCGCTTCTTCATCAGCCCCATCAGCTTCTCCATGCTCACCGTGTCTCCTTCGTTCAGCACGCGGTTGTCCTCATCCAGCGAGCGCACGCCCGGTTCCCCGTCGGCATCCTCCAGGTGGTTGCGGTCCACGATGTAGTTGTTCAGCACCTCATCCGAGGTCAGCGCCTTGTTATAGATACGCACGCTCTTCACGTTCAGGTCGGCACCTGCCGACTTAAATTCCAGCTGGCTCTGAATGTCAAAATTCACCTTGTCGAGCCACTTGGAAGCAGCCGACTCTTCACCGTTCACATAGAAACCGATCAGCGTGCGCTGTTCATTGGTCTGCACGTTCGGATAGAACACGTAGGTAATGCGGATGTTCGTGCCCGGCTGGAACTTCGTACCCACCGAGTCCTCATAGCGCAGCACCTGTCCGGCATCCATCGCCTCGGTCACCACTCCGGTCAGGAACTTGGCCTCTTCCGGGGTCACAATCAGCCCGTACCGGTTCCCGTTGTCCAGCTGCCCCAGGCAGGTGATCAGCTCCGCATCCGTGTCCGTCACGTTGGCCGTGCTGTATTCTATCTCAAGTGTCATGCCCACATCACGAATAGCAAAGCCTTCGGGTTTGTCCGCCTCGTTGAAGGGGCGGTACCCGCCGTCAGCGGTCAGGGTCATACCTGCACCACCGGCCAGCAGCAGGCGGTCCTTATGCCAGCCGCTACCGGCACCGTATTCGTTCACGCTCCACAGCACGTCCCGGAACTCCATGCGCTTGTCACCGCTCACCCAGCTTGCCGGGTTGTTTTCCGTGTTGCTTCGCCCGAAGGCGTCAAACGTACACACGGCATCCGGTGCCAGCGTGGC